CCATCCGCTGCTATCCGTTCCCGATCGGCAGCTACATGATCGCGCTGAACGAAAAAAACCAGGTCGATACGTGGTGCCGCGAGTTCCCTATGACGGTGCGCAATGTCGTCCACAAGTTCGGCATTGAGAAGGTCTCAACCGCCGTCAAGAACATGTATGACAACGGCAACTATGAGGCCACGGTGGAAATCGCCCACTTCATCGAGTCGAACAAGGACCGTGACGTTACCAAGCTGAACGCACAGGACAAGCCGTTCCGGTCGGTCTATTACGAGGCATCGTCTCAAGAGCATCAGTTGCTGCGTGAGTCCGGTTACGACGAATTCCCGCTGCAGTGCCCCCGATGGGACGTGGAAGCGGAAGATATTTACGGTTACTCCCCGGCTATGCAGGCGCTGGGAGATGTAAAGCAGCTGCAGTTGGAGGAGAAGCGCAAAGCGGAGCTGATCGATAAGAGCGCACGACCGCCGATGCTGGCTGATTCTACGTTGCGCATGTCTGGTTCAAGCATTGTCCCTGGAGGCGTGACCTACATCGATAATCTGGCAGCTCAGCAGCATGCATCGTTCCGGCCTGCGTATGAGGTTAACAACGCCGGTATCCAGCACCTGGGCAACGACATCAAGGAGATCGAATACCGGATCAAACGCGCCTTCTATGAAGATCTGATGCTGATGTTTGCCAACTCCGACAATCCACAGGTCACCGCCCGTGAGGTTGACGAGCGTCACCAGGAGAAGTTGCTGATCCTCGGGCCGTTCCTGGAGCGGATGAACGAAGAGCTCTACGACAAGGCGATTGACCGCACGTACAGCATTATGCTGCGTATGGGCAAGATCCCGCCGCCGCCGCAGGAGATCAGCGGTATGCCGATCCGGATTGAGTACACCTCGATCATGGCGCAGGCGCAGAAGCTGATCGGCACCAACTCTGTTGAGCGTGTCGTAGGGTTTGTCGGCAATCTGCTGTCACTCGGGTTCACTGATGCCGCTGACAAGCTGAACGTGAGCAACACCATCGACGAGTACGCCAACATGCACGGCACACCGCCGACGATGCTCCGTAGTGATGATGAGCTCGCGGCGATCAGGGCGCAGAAAGCACAGGCCGAGCAGGCACAGCAGATGGCCGCCATGGCTCCGGCACTCAACCAGGCGGCAACAGCTGCCAAGACGCTCAGCGACACTCCAGTGGGTGAGACTTCGGCATTGGCTCGTATGATGGGGGGGCAGTAGATGTTACGCGTCCAGAAAGCCCCGGCAGACAATATTGTCAGGATACCTGATGTTATTTCCGTGACGACCGGCTCCATCACCGCTAATGCCGGTACGAATCTGAACACGTCGGCGCTGGCACTGGAAACGGGCAATCTGGCTACGTTAGCGGCCAAAGACTTCGCCACGCAGACGACACTTGCCGCGATGAGCACGAAACTGACGGACAACTCACAAACAACTCAGATTGTGAACTCTACTGGCACAGTGGCAGAGGTACAAACTGGTGCTTACACGTCTCAGAAAGGGCTGCGGGTATTTTTGGGCGGCACTGACCCTATATCTGACCTCCCCGTTTTTGTTGATCTGGCCCAGCATCAGGTACATGAAGGGGAATCCCACGGCGCGCAGTATTACAGCACTGCACCCGCGACAATCGAGTTTGCGTTAACTGTACCGGTATATGCCAACACAATCCAAGCACCGCACTTGATGATACACCTGACCGCCTATGGTGGGGTTATGCAAGTCAGTTTGTACGAGGGGGCAACCCATACCGGTGGCACATCGCTGCCGAGTTACAACCGTAATCGTAATTCAGCCATAACTCCCGGCATGACGATATTGCAGGGGGTAACAAACGTGACTCCCGGCACACTGATGCCGCACACTTTTATCGTGGCTGCGGCAGAAAGGCAGGGTGATTCAGGCAGGTCAAACGATGAAATTGTGCTGAAATCTAACACGGAATATCGGGTGGTGGTGGAGGAGGTTGTCGCTACTACCA